CAGCGGCTTCAGTCGCAGAAGGAGCCTCTATTTTAGCGGCTGCTAACAGTAATTTAACGCCAACAGCGGCAAACATCACTTTCCAAAAAAGAGGTGTTGCATCTGACGTCACTCAAGAAGCAGTAGAAGATGGTTTATACGACCATGTTGTAGGTGCTACACTTGAAAGACTAAGTTCAACACTAGCAATTGCTACGGATTCAGCAGGAACAGCCACTATGAAAACATCATTCACAGCCAATGATGGTGTCACAGGCGCAAACGCAGACTTTAAACAGTCATTCATTATGTCACCAGACGCAATGGCCTTCGGAAGTGCTCGTGTTCCAACTTTAAAGGTTTGGTATAACCCAAATACAGATTCCCATGAATTCAGAGGAACTACAAGAAATAATTTTGCAGTCTTAAGAAGTACATTTGGTAGAACTATTAAGTCATCAGCATTAGGAGCCGGCGAAGCAGAAGCAAACGTTATTGCTATCGCTACTTCAGTTGCTAACTTACGTGACGTTAACGCTCCAGTAGGCGCAGACGGTAACTATGTCGGATTAATCGACAGCGGTTTCGAACTTGCTCTTAACAAGCAGTTAGCAAACGCAGGTGCTACTACAATTGGTGCTCTAAGTGATATCGGTAACAATGCATTGAGAAATGCAATGGTAGCCGTATTAGCAGGATGTACTCTATATAGAAGTAATCTATTACCAGACGCATCTTAATTTGAGGAGTTGATTAATGGCATTTATAACAGACGGTGGCGGTAATGTTGTTTCTTTTGCAGAATACACAGATGTAGTGCAAAAAGATCAACGTATATTTGAAAGTAATAACCTTAAGATACCTGCAGAGTCAGGCTTTTTGAGTGTACAAGACTATGTAGAAGATATGTTGACCAAAAGTACTGATCGTATTCTGTTAAAAATCAAAACATCAGCATGGTGGAGCACTTATAACAACTATACAGGCACATCTTTTGAATTGAACAATTTGCCAAATGTAGATCCAGATAATATTGATCCGGGCAATGCATTAGGTAGACAACAACAATTCACAGACATGTGTGTGTATTACTGTATAGGTGAATACATTGCGCCGTTGTTTGCAGAATTCGGTAATGAAGAATCACCAGAAGTTGCAAAAATAACATACTATAAGAACAAATTCAATGACATCTTTAATGAGTTGTTGAGTGTGGCTGATTGGTATGATGCAGACGGTGATGGCACAGTCGAATCTGATGAGAAATTAACAACATTTGCAAGTAGAAGACGTTCAAGGGCAAGAAATAACATTGTGGTGGTTAGATAATGACAGTTAGATCAGACTTAATAACTCAGATTACAACTAACTTATCTGGTCAAAGCAATATTTCGATCAGTGAGGAACTACCATTCGATTCGGGTGGTACTCCTCTTTATGAGAAAAACCCTAACGTTGTATATGTAGATGAAGAACAGTTGACAGTAGAACAGTTATACAGAACCTTAGACCAAGGCAATGTGAACCAGACTACTACAACTGTTAACGCATATTTCAGCACAGATGCTAAAAATCAATTTAATGATATTAATACCGTTGTTGCAAATTTGCTAATTGCAAGGAACGTGGTCACAAACGTCACAACTAGTGATAGTGATTACGAGACTGAGATTACAGATGATGTAATAACATATACTTTCGAGTATAACTTTATAACTGTATAGGAGAAATACAATGGCAGTAATAAACGTAACAAGCGGTGATCAAGCAATCCTCACATTAGGAAACAGTTCTACATTAGCAGAACCTGGCGCAACAAATGGAATGGTTGTTCCATTTGTTCAGGATATCACAATCAATGCTACACCAGGAACAGTTAGATATTCAACATTGGATTCTACAAGTTCAAGTGCATTTACAACAGTAAATGAAAACAGCATTTCATTAAACGTACTAGTCGATGAGACTGTTATGTTTGGTGACAGTGGTAACGCTGATAATACTGTCGCACTAAACGGTTTACTACCTACCAGTATCAACAAGACTGAAATATTCTTCAGTGTTGCAGTAACTGGAACAGGTACAACTGGCGATATTAACATCAGTGGTAAAGGTTTTATCGGCGGACTAGCCCCAAGTGCATCAGTAGATGGTGCAGTATGGTTATCCCCAATGGAAATCATTGTTAATGGTGAGTTAACTAAGAACGTTGAGGCTTAATTACTAAGCAATACAAATTGATAACTCCCTCTTTTGGGGGAGTTGTCCTTTTATAGGAATACAGCATGGAACATAGATTTTTAACATTATTTGTCAACGGTGAGTGGACAGGTAATCCAGACAGAACAATTAGAATTAATGGTGTTGTGCATGATATGGATGAATATGCAAAAGAACATGGTATTGAATTACCAAGTGGACCAAACGCACCAACCAAACCAAAAACCTCAAAAAAGGTAAATACAGATGTAAAGGAAAAACATGAAGATATGGAAGGATCACACGATTCAGCAGATACTGAAGTCGATGGAGATGGAGATAGCGAAGGCACAGAATGAAGTAAAATGTGCCAAACGAGATGTTGAAAAAGCATCAAACAGGTTAGCATTCGTAAGTAGTGCTATACAACATTTAAACAATAGAGATATAAAGGAATAAAGATATGAAATTAAAAGAATTAGCAACAAAACCACAATTAGTAAAAATTGTATTAGATGATGAAGCCATTATTAAAGAATACAACGAACCACTAGAATTTTACGTTTACGACAAACAACCATTAGCAGAATTTGTTAAGTTCTCAGTAACCAGCCAAGAAGATCAAAATTATGGAGAAATGATAGATTTCTGCAGTGATATGATTATGGATGAAACAGGTGAAAAGATTATGACTGATGGTCAATTGTTACCAAACAGTATTCTAGTTAAGTGTGTTAATGAAGTTGTAAAACAGTTGGGAAAGTAACAGGCAGTACTGTAAATGAAAAGGCACCTGTAACACAAACAGCATTAATGATAGATGCACTTGGTGAAAGATATGGAAAATTACCAAGCGAAGTGTTAGATAAGGCTAGTACGTTTGATTTACAAGTATACGATATTGCGGTGTCTTACAGGAACTGGCTAGAAAAGAAAGCCACAAGTAAAGACCCTAATGACTTATACACTCCCGATGATCTAGAAAAAATGATGAAGGATTTTAAGGAAAGCAGAAATGGCTAAAGATTTTAAATTAAATAAAACAGATTTAAAAAAGTTAGAAAATCAAATTAATCTTGCTATAGAAGGTTCAATGTCAGATACTTATAAGTATTATAAAGGCGAAACACCTATACGAAGCGGTAATGCTAGAAATAAAACAAAATATACAAAATCCTCTGACAAATATAAAATAAATTCTAATTATGATTATGCTGGAAGATTAGACAGTGGTTGGAGTAGACAATCTCCTAAAGGTATGACAGACCCTTCATTAAATTATTTAGAAAAAGAACTCGCACAAAGATTTAGGAAAATTTAGGAGTAACAATGGCAGACATAAGAGCGTCATTACAATTAGACACCAAAAAAGCAGAAAAGAGCGTCGATAGATTAAGTGGTGCCTTAAAAGCATTAGCCGGTGCCGCGGCAGTAAAAGCCACACTGGACTTAGCAAATATATTTCAAAATCTTAATAACAGATTATTGGCTGTTACTAAAAGTAATGAAGAATATTTACAAGCACAAAAAGATGTTGAAGCAATTGCCAAATCAACAAGAAGTTCATTAGCCGCTACAGGTGATCTATATGCTTCTCTAACTATTGCTTCTGAAGACTTAGGACTTAAACAACAGCAAGTAGCAGATATAACAGAAGTATTCTCAAAATCCCTTAAAATATCAGGCGCTGAAACAGGTGCAGCCGCAGGTGCTATGGTACAGTTCGGCCAAGCACTAGCATCAGGCGTGTTACGTGGTGATGAATTCAACAGCATTAATGAAACAAACAGTAAGTTCATGGGTGAATTTGCAGAAATATTAGGTGTATCTAGAGGTGAATTAAGAAAATTAGCAGAACAAGGACTTTTAACTGCCGACATTATGTCAGATGCGGCCATTATAATGAAAGACTCCATCGATGAAGATTTTGGTAAAACATTACCAACTATAGCAGAGTCGTTTGAATTAATTAAAACAGAAGTTACATTATTATTAAATGAAATAGAAAATAGAACAGGTATATTTAAAGGTTTAGCAACATTATTAAGATTTGCGGCTGAAAACGTAGAAAATTTAGCATATTTCTTAGGCCTAGCATTTAGTATTAGTATAACAAAAGGTATAATTGCCGCTACGAAGGCACTTGGTGCTTTAGTTGTTACTTTAAGAACAGCCGCTTCAGCAAGTGCGGTGCTTTTAGCATTAAGTGGTGTAGGTTTACCGCAGTTAATTACAGGTTTAAGTGTCGCTGGTGGTGTTACATTTGCATTAAATGAATTATTTTCTGAACAAACAGATAGAGCATTAGAAGATTCAGAAGCAATGTTAGCCTTAGCAGATGCAACAGAGGCTGTAGCAAATGCACAATCTATGATAGGCCCTCCTCTACCACCTGCAATGCAAGAAGAAAGAGATGAAGCAGAGAAAAAAGCAATTAGAGAAAAATTAAGATTAAAACAACAGCAAGACCGACTTGAAAAAGAAGAATTGCGTAAAGCAAAAGAATTAAGTAGAATTATTGCGCGAAACACACAAGAAGCCAGAGAAGTTGTTATACAAAATATTAGTGACCTAAACATTACTAGAGAACAATTAGAATTACAAAATTCATTGTTTGGATTAAGTGAAGATGAAAAAGAAATAAAGAATGCTGTATTTGATTTAGAAACACAACGAAGAGATGCATTAGCAGATATACAAGCATTACAGTTAGATAAAGACCCTGCTAAGAATTTGCAACTACAGATGGAAAAAATTGCAGAAATAAATGACTTGTATGATGAGCAAATTGAAAAGATAAAAGAGATTATCACAGCAAACCAAGAAGCGGCAGATGATTTCTTAACCAGAGTAAAAGAAGGGTTAGAAAGTGCTGGTATAGGGGACTTTACGGCTACATTAGCAGATGGATTAGTTCGAGCAGTTGCTATGTTTGAAGACAGTCTAGCAGATGCTATTGTACAAGGTAAAGCAGACTTCTCAGACCTAGGTGACTTTATAAGACAAGTACTTGCTAAAGCACTAGTGCAAAAGTTCATTACAGGACCCATTATGGGACTATTCCAAGGACTTGCAAGTGGTGGACCAGCAAAAGCAGGACAACCTTATATTATTGGTGAAGAAGGACCTGAGATATTTGTTCCTAAACAAAGTGGAGTTGTGTTACCAAATAGTGCTTTACAGGGTATGAATGCCGGTGGGCCTGGCGTAATGGGCGGTGGCGTCACAAATATTACAAATATATCAGCAATAGATACCCAATCTTTCCAGCAGGCCGTTGCGAAGGATCCAGAATTTATTTACAATGTAAGCAGAGCAGGTGCTCGTAGAACACCAGCATAGGAGAAACAATGAGTCTACAAACAATTATAGATAATGCTACATATTTAGAAATAGACAGACGAGAAATGAGTGGTAGCACATTATCACGTAGCGGTCATTATAAAACAGCAGATAGAAATGTAAATGTTTATTCTTTTACTGTTGGTATGCACAATGGTTTAACATACAGCACTAACAGAGGTGTGCTAGAAGAACTATACACCACAGGTAGCACAAATGAAGCAAACATATCATTTAACAATAACAGTGGTATGAATTACATTACTGCATATCAAGGTGATATTGCACAGGCACAATTAGACAATATCACACTTAATGGCGTTGATGGTGCACAGATATATGTTGACCAAACAGGTGCTACAGGCAGTGGTGTGTTATTCAAAGCAGGTGACTTTATACAACCAAAAGGCAACACAGACACTTACAGATATCCATATCAAGTAAAATATGATGTTAACTTTAACAGTGGTAGTGCAAATACAATTATATTTGTTCATAGACCAGTCTTAAGCCAAGATGGTGTTGCACTTACAAGTGGTGGTATAAAAGTAGGTAATGATGTAAATTGGCATGTAAAAATAACTAACTTGCCTAAGTTCACAGTTGCTCCACATGATAGAATAGAATTTAGTGCAGACTTTGAATTGATTGAGGTTATTTCATAATGGCAACTGATATTACACCGGTACAAGGCACACATATATCAAGTTGTATACTTATTGATTTAGAATTAGATGGAACAACATACTATATCAGTAGTGCATATAAACCGGTTACTTACAATACTAATACATATACCGAATTAGGTTCTTTTTTACAAATATCAGAATTTCCAGAAGACATAAGAACAACAAATGGTGATATCAGCATAACACTAAGTGGCATACCAAGTGAACAAAATTATTTGAGTCTTATACTGACTACACCTATAAAAGGTGGCAATGTTAGTGTGTATAGAGGCTTTTATGATAACGTAACGCATGTATTTGATGACACAGAAGTATATCAACGTTTTAGAGGTGTTATCACTAACTTTGCAATACAAGAAGACTTTACAGCAACCACAACACTTACAAATAGTGTAACTGTAACATGTGCAAGTATAAACACACTATTAGAAAACAGAATAAGTGGACAAAGAACAAATCCAGATGACAGAGAAAGACTGTTTCCAAATGATCAAGTGTTTGCCAGAGTACCAGAACTATACAACATATCATTTGACTTTGGTAAAGAATATCAAGGTTATGGATATGGAGGCGGCGGAGGCCGTGGTGGTGGAGGCGGTGGTGGTAACAACCGACGTGGTAGACAGAAAATAGCAGACGAAAAATAATGAAAATAAGAACAGCACAAGTCAAAGACTATGATGATATAAAAAGGCTAATGATAGACTTTGCTAATCATAATCCTGTTGAAGATTTACACAATCCACAGTATGACTTTGTGCATGTGAATGCAGTTATAGACCACATACTTAAAACAGGATTAGCCTTA